GTGGTAAAGTCGTTACCCGACCAGACAAACAGGCGATGAAGGCATTACTCGAAAGTGGTATCGGTCACGGTTACCATGTCATCCATAAGATGAAGAAGAACGTTCATTCCAAGAAGATGGATCTCGCTGCGATGCAAGCTGCATCAAAGGTTACTACTTGTACCGTTCACTACGGTGGTAAGACAGGTCGAGGTAAACGTATTGACATGGAGCTCAGTTCACCGTACTATAGATTCAAACTAAATATACGAGACACTCAAGGCAAAGATGGTTACCCCACACGAATGATGTGTGACTTCACCACGTTGAAATTCTAATGGACTTTAAAAACTTTATAACAGAACAGAAAAATACCCACATGACCCACATTGAGGATAAGGTTCTCTATGGGGGTGTCGCTGGTACCCGTTCGGCAATCAATGCGTTACGTGATATGCGTGACATGTTGGGTGGTAAGAAGGCGAGTAAAGTATCGGTCAAGTGGGACGGTGCGCCTGCAATCTTCTGTGGACAAGATCCATCTGACGGTAAGTTCTTTGTGGCGAAGAAAGGTATCTTTGCAAAGAACCCAAAGATCTATAAGACTAACGCAGAAATTGATGCGGATATGTCTGGTGATCTGGCCAGTAAGATGAAAGATGCACTTGAGTATCTTCCCTCTCTGGGTATCAAGGGTGTCGTCCAAGGAGATTTCTTGTTCTCAAAATCAGACCTAGAGACCAAGAAGATTGACGGTAAGTCGTATGTTGTCTTTCACCCAAACACAATCATCTATGCGGTACCTGTAGAACAGGCTGCGGAAGTCAAGAAGGCGAAGATCGGTATTGTATGGCACACAACCTATACTGGTGATACGTTCGAAAGTATGAAAGCGCAGTATGGTGTGGACGTGTCTAAGTTCCGTAAGTCTACTAACGTATGGTCACAGGATGCGATGTTGTCTAACGAACAAGGGGCAACACTGACCAAGAAAGAAACTGAAGCCGTGAATGGTTACCTGACTACGTGCGGTCAACTGTTCAACAAAGTATCGGGTACAACGTTACGCGAACTAGAAAGTAAACAAGATCTCGCGCAGTTGATCGAACAGTACAACAACACTTTTGTGCGGGAAGGAATGGTCATTACGAACACTAAAGCGCACGTTCGTGGTCTTATCGGTTGGATCAATAAGAAGTTCCAGAAAGAGATCGATAAGAGAAAGACCGAGAAAGGTAAGGGTGTACAACAACAGAAGTTAGATGATATACTGACATTCTTCTCACAAAAAAACCAAAGATCGTTAGTTCAGATGTTCGAATTGCAAAAAAACATAGTTCTTGCGAAACTAATTCTTATAAATAAACTTGATAGTTTAAAAAATATCGACACGTTCGTTAAGACTACCAATGGTTATAAGACCACTGGTGAAGAAGGATATGTCGCTATTGATACACTTGGTGGTGATGCGGTGAAATTGGTTAATAGGATGGAATTCTCCTATAATAACTTTTCGCCCGATGTTGTTAAAGGCTGGGACAAACCTAGTCGTAATTAATGGGAAAAACCAAAAGAGGACGTTATGCCTAAGAAGTTAGGTTTTAAAGATTTCATAGCAGTCGATTATACTCAGACCGGAGATGATCAACTCGCGCTCAATAGTAAGAAACGCAAAAAGGATATACCCACTGGTAACAACAGTGAAGAGGTAGAACTCCAAGCGGCTCTTAATATTCAACAGCGTCTGAAGAAGGCGCGTCAAATGAAGAAACTCGCCCCCAAGATCGCAATAGGTCGTGCAAGAGCTGCACGTAAGATTGCTAATATGGATACCCTAAAGAAACGTGCGAAGAAACAAGCACGTAATATGCTTGCCAAAAAGTTGACAAAAGGTGTCGGTAAAGCCGACCTAAATATGGCTAGACGAATGGAAATCGAAAAACGTCTGGACAAAATGAAACCTAAAATCGATAAACTTGCGAAGAAATTGTTACCCAAAGTTCGCAAACAAGAATTGGCACGTAAGAGGGGCAAGAGTGAAGAATCTTAAAAATTTCTCACAATACCTGATTGAAGAAGAGAGAGAATGTTATTTTACCTTTGGTAGAATGAATCCTCCAACAATTGGTCATGGTAAGGTAATGGATACACTGGCATCTAAGTCTGGTAAATCAGACTACAAGGTGTTTGTGTCTCAGTCACAGAATCCTAAAAAGGATCCGTTGACATATTCTCAGAAAGTTAAACATATCCGTAAGATGTTCCCAAAACATGCACGGAATGTTATGATGGACAAAAAGATCAAAAACGTATTTGATGTAGCTGCATCATTGTATGACCAAGGTTACCGCAATGTAACTATGGTTGTCGGTGCAGATCGTATTCGAGAGTTCGAAACGTTACTCAACAAATACAATGCGAAACAAGCTAGACACGGTTTCTACAACTTTAAAAGTATCAAGATAGTATCTGCGGGAGCAAGAGATCCCGATGCGGAAGGTGTTGAAGGTATGTCCGCATCCAAACAACGAGCGAATGCATCCGAAAATGACTTCGTTAGTTTCTCTCAGGGTGTTCCTAGAACTATGTCCAACAAGGACGCACGGTCTTTATTCAATGATGTACGTAAGGGTATGGGGTTATCGGAAGAACGATCTTTCAAGAACCACGTTGAACTCGCGCCTGTTTCTGAAACAAGAGAACAGTATGTGCAGGGGGATCTTTTCCAAGTGGGTGATTCAGTTGTCGTTAAAGAGTCTGAAGAACTTGGCGTGGTAAAGTTTCTGGGTTCCAACTACGTAATCGTAGAGTGCGGGGATAAGAAGTATCGCAAGTGGATTGACGCAATTGAATTAGTCGAAGCACAAGATTCTGATATCAAGGATCGCAAAGGTACTCAACCCGCACGTTATCACTCTGGTCTCAAGAAGTCCACTAAGGTTGCACGTGATGCACACTTTAAGAAACACGGGAAGAAAGCAGACGATGATGATTCAGCCTATAAACCCGCTCCAGGCGATGCTACCGCGAAAACGAAACCATCCAAGTACACCAAACAATTCAAAGACATGTACGAAGAAGTCAGTCAAAAACAACTCAACGACCTTGAGAAGTTCGCAGACCGACTGCTCGCAAAGTTCGATGTCGATATCGAGTTCACACGGCATTTCGCTGACCGTATGAATGACAAACGTAATGATCCACCTATCACGGTGGCTGAGTTACAACGTGTATTCAAGAAGATCGCAAAGAGGAAGGCGAAGAACATTCGTCAGAACCCTGACAGTGAAGCGGTCATTAAAGATTTACAAACTGATTTGAATCTTCCGGTTGTCATAAACTATGACCGTAAGAAGGATGAGTTCGAAGTTGTTAACAAAACAATAATGCGTAAGAAAAACTTCAAAACTACCTCTAATGTTATTACCACTGAAACAACAGAGGGTAGAATGTTAAACAAGTTGAAGTCGGTTACTACGAATAAGAAGCAGTATCAACACGCATTGAAGACATTAAAAGATTTATTGGTACGTAAGAAGAAAGAGAACGGTGGTAAGTTGCGACATAGTACTGACTATTATGCACAAAAGATCGCCAATACGTATAGTGGTATGGATAGAAAAGTCCTCCACGGTCTACTGGGTGAAGACGATGTCTCTGCCGCAAAAGATGCCATTGACCGTGAGAAGGAAGCTGACAAGGCAAAACATGATCGTATGATGGATCGTGCAAGATTGGCCGCAACCAAAGCAAAGAATAGAGAAACCAAATGATTAATTTCAAGAAATACTTAGAAGAAAAACGATATTCTATGTACGATGAGGTAGACGTAAAGGAAGGTTCGGACGGTATTGCTGCGAAGGCAAAGAAGTCTGGTATATCGCCTGCTACACTCAAGAAGGTATATAACCGTGGAGTAGCGGCATGGAAGACGGGTCACAGACCAGGCACCACTCCACAACAATGGGGACATGCACGAGTAAATGCGTTCATAGTCAAAAAGAAAAAAGGCACACTAAATCACGATAAGGATCTGGCATAACAATGAAATCTTTCAATCAAATTAGAGAAGCGAAATCTTCGTCTGGTTACGACCTATACCACAAAGACTTCTCTGGTGCTATGCAACACGCATATGCATATGCGAAGAAGAAAGGTTATGTCGTATCTACTGATGATATCGATAACAAGGTTGCAATGGGGCCGAAGAAACCATCTTCGGGTAAGACCAACAAATACATTCTTTCAACTCAAAAGAAGAACCGTAATGTACATATCCAAGTTGCGAACTTAGATAACAGACGTTACGAACTGAACATGTACATTGAATCTGCGATGGTAGAGGGTAAGAAACCTGTATCTCAGATGACTCCTGCTGAGAAGAAGAAAGATGCAGAGAGACGTAAAGAGTACAACGCATACCAGAAAGGTAAGCGTAACGAAGAAGTTCTTGATGAAGCAATGGGCAAGTTAAATGCCAAGGGCGAGATCGAGATGACCGCGAAGAACTATGCCAAGATTCATAAAGATTATAAGACTAAGATGAAAGGCGTTCCATACGCTATGCAGATCGATCCCAAGACTGGCGGTTCTGCGTTATATCCAGTTAAGATCATCAAAGAATCGTTGGAAGAAGCGTTCAAACCTCACAAGATGTATGATCCCGAAACTGGTAAAGAGTACGATGCAGATACTCAGGCGGATCATGACAAGTATGCTAAGTTAGGTTACACTCACGACAAACCCGCAGTCAACGAAGCACTCAAGAACGTTCGTGGTAAAGACGGTAAGACCTACACACTTGATTTCGATATGAGTGGACGTAAGATTACTGTTAGAACCAAGAACCAATTCGGTGATATCAAAACCATAAGTATGAAACAAGCTGCAAAGTTGTTTGAAGACAGTATTCTAGAGAGTGCGAAACGTGATGCATTCCGTGCTATGGATAAACGTGGTAAGGACTCTGCTGACGATGACGATGTGAAGGCAACGGCAGATGACCGTAAAGCGGCAGACAAGAACATCATTGTTCAGTTGCGTAGAGTTGCTGATCTATCTAAGGGTGGAGTGATCGAGTTCAAGAACGGTAAGAAAGTAAACTTGAAACAAAACCTTGCCAAAGCGGTACTGATGAAGTATAATAGCATTAAACGAAACGATCAGAAGTTGAAGTTCGCGGACTTGGCATCTCAGAGTCCACAGGATTTACAGAAAGCACTGAAACTGAAATGAAATCATTTAACGACCATTGTAACTGCGGATCTGAATCTAACCTAGTAGAGAGTAATATCTATCGGGTTGGATCAGAGGCGTATTTCGATTACTGGAGACAGTGTCGTGAAGATTACTATGCTGGTAACCTAGAGATTGATCCATCCGAAGTAGACATCATGGAAGGTAATCTAGGTGAGTTTGCTGAGTTCAATGGAGAGAACGTTGCATTAGATTGCATCTTCGAAGAGAAAGAACCAGAACTGGGTAAACCCAAAGCCGGTGGCCCTAAGAAGTATTACGTACACGTCAAAGATCCTTCTACAGGTAACATCAAGAAGATCTCTTGGGGTGACACCACCGGACTTAAAGTTAAACTAAACGACCCCAAGGCACGCAAATCATTCGCTGCACGTCACAAGTGTGACCAACAGAATGATCGTATGACCGCTGCATACTGGGCATGTCGTTTACCGCGATACGCAAAACAACTAGGTCTCTCCGGAGGCGGTAGTTTCTTTTGGTAGATCGTCCTTATCTTGAGTTAAACTTACATGATGGTAGTAGACTTAGGACATTTGATCCCAATGTTGCTGACGAGGAACTAGTCTGGCATAGGGACAAACGAGATCGAAGGATTATAGTCATGGAAGGATATGGTTGGGAACTTCAAATGGACAACGAAGAACCAATCGAATTATTAGAAGGACATAGCTACACCATCACTAAGATGGAGTACCACCGATTAATAAAAGGAACAGATACCTTAATACTGCGTATCTTAGAAGTATAAATAGTATAAGTCAACCGACTTTTAACATATGGGAACGATGAAGTAATGGCAACAGATACAAACCAAAAGCGATTAGATCGTATCGAGGAGAAGATTGATAAACTCTCTGATGCCATGATTGCATTGGCTCGTGCTGAAGAAAAACTTATCGGCATAGAGAACAACCACAATAACCATTTCGAGAGAATGAATAAGTTCTCTCAGAAGTTAGATGATATAGAAAGAAAGGTGGATGACCAAGGTCACACCATTAAAATAATTAACTCAATAGTATACATGGTAGCTATCGCGACAGTTGGTGTTGTGACAGACTACTTCTGGTTAAGTCAATAGGAGACGACATGAACAGTCAAGATATTAACAAAATGAAAGAGGCATATCTTGAGGTTGTCTCTGAAGCGAAGTTTGATGCGAAAGTTATCAAACAAGCCATAGGGATTGCATCCGATAAACGTTACGCTGGTGGTAACTACTCTGGTGCAGTTAAAACAATCGAGAAACTCGCCAAGGGTCTATCTCAGCATCCACAGGTTGCTGCGGTACTGAAACGTCAGAACGAAGACATCGATCCTGAACTTCTGAAGAAAGCTGCTGTAGGTAAGAAGAAGTCGGATGACGAAGAAGAGTCCGGTAAGAAAGCAGTTCCTGCTGGTAAAGACGTTGACGTAGAGAAAGACGAAGACGAAGACGAAGGCGAAGAGAAAGATTCTGGTGAAGAGTCTGAAGATAAGCCTAAGAAGAAAAAGAAGAAAGAAGACGAGAAGACCGAACTAGAGAAAGACGTTGAGAAAGATGATGTCAAAGAAGACGCATCTAACGATGACGAAGATGACGGTGAAGGACTTGACAAGGCAGACCCTAAAGCTGCTAAGAAGAAGTTCAAAGATCGTAAAGACAAAGACATTGATAACGATGGTGATGTCGATTCTTCTGATAAGTTCCTACATAAGAGACGTAAGGCAATTGGTAAAGCAATGAAAAAAGAATCATTTAAAGAATCATCTGACGCATTGATCAGTGAACTCATGGGTCTGTTGGAAAGCAAAGCACCTGGCGAAGAACACGGTGAGACTCAGTCTCCTCAAGAGAAAGCATTCGCTGAGTTACACGCTAAGTCTGATAAGAAACTTGAAGACAGTTACGAAGATGCGGTTAAGGTTACTACTGCTGCTGGTAAAGGTGGCCCATCACCCAAGAAACTGCCAGGCGATACTGGACAGGGTGACGCTGCACCAAAACCTGTTAAGGAACATTCTGATCTGATTCAACGTACTTTGGAACAACTCCGTAAATCATAAAACAAAGGTAAAAGATTATGTCTAAATTAAGAGCTCCAGGCTGGTGTCCAGACGCAGTACCAACCCTAAACGGTTGGGAAGATCCGAACACCGGAGAACTGTTTATATCGAGTGGTTTCACTCAAGCACAGATCAATGAATTCCATGGCGAACAGGATGAGATCGATCTTCTTGTTAACGCCAAACTGGGTGGTGCTGATGTGTCTATGTTGACTGAAGCACCTGTAGGTGGTAAGTCGTTAGAAGAAATGACTAAGATCGAACTAGAAGCACTGGGACGTACTATGGGTGTGGAATTAGATCGTAGACGTTCTAAGAAAGACCTACTAGCTCAAATGAATGAAATCGTAGGATAAACCTGTCCAAACATATCCCTAGATAGTTACATGAAATATTATGTCTTACTATCTAGGGATAAATCCCTCCGTCACAACCCCGACAATTGCTTGTTTGTAAAACACTTGCGAACGATTCCCCGCGAAGATCTTATTGTAGTTATCAACTCTCTGGATAAGGATTACGTGGAACGTGCGACCGACTACTGTTGGTTCATGGGTATAGAACACTATGTTACCGAATCTGATGGAACTCCATCTACCGGAAAAAACTCGTTAATTCGATTGTTCCTTGAGTCTACTCATGAACATATGGTTGCCGTTGACGGTGACGATATAGTCACTGAATATGGCGTAGAGTTCTACCGACAGTTATCTGAACACCCGTCTCCTCCGGATGTAGTTGCCCTTGTCAATCAGTGGAGTAAAGTAGCGACTCAGTTTACTAAGGACAAAAATGGTAACGATGTGGTCGAATCGTGGTCTCGAACTAAAGGATGGGCAAAACTAGATAAAGAGATAAATGAATGCCTACCCACAGATTGGACGAACTGGTGGAGAAAGCAACGGTGTCGCGGCCCTGAGTTTAGTGATCATGAGATGGTCTACGATTGGTGTGACGATAATACCATGATGGAATGGGCAAAGTCAAGAGTTGCGTTCGAAAAACTATGTTGGAAGATGTCCAATCCGACAAAGAACAAAAACGGTTATCGGGATCTCTTCAATCGTATGGTATTCTTCTCACGTAAAGGTGCGTCCCATATAAATTATGATCCCAAATTGTTGGTAGGTGAAGACACTATGCAATGGTGGGAGATCAAACAGAAAGGTGTGAGAGGTGAACTAGATGTCGCCTATCATGACGAAGAGGACGAGTTCACATACTTGTACTCACCTGACCCCACTGGAGTCGTCATGAACAAAATGAAAGAGAATATTCCGGATGGTAGGTTTTCTTATGAGTGGATGGTAACTCTGATGGACTATATTATAGAGTCTAACCTAGAGACTAAATATGAAGACACATTTTATAAATCTTTGAGATTGGTTAATGATGGAACTAAACAGAAATAACTTCACGTTATATGCAGCAAAGCATTATCGTAACCCCACCTGTATTGACGAAGACGAGTTCTTCGAAGATCTAAAACGATTCAAGTACATCAAACGATTGTTGAATAGGTACTATGGTGGGGGAGATTTGTCAGAGAGACTAATCCTAAATCACCTTATTGTCCTACTCAATGTATTCGGTACTGAACCAGCCGTTGAGATGTTGGCACAGAAAATCGTAGTAGAACACTGGCCCACACTCAAACCCTTCCTAATATATCTCCGTGCCATCAAAAATGATGAAATAACGGGTATTGAAATGGATAAAGTTGCGATTCAAGCACTACGTGAAATCGCCAGACTATAAATAAAGATAAACCTTTAGAGAAAAGATAATGGGAATTTTAAAATCAGCTGCGGATCTAGTCTATACAATTAGATTCCTCAAACTCTTAGTTACCCCTTTCGAGGATACCGATGCGTTCAAGGCAGGTATCATTGACAAAGACGGTAAGAAGAATAAGGATTTCAGTACCAACTTGACAGATGACCGTGAAGCGTATCGTAGTCACTACACCCCCTTCCATAGACTTGTTTTCAATTTAAAACGAATCATGGCAAAGGTGCCTGGCGGTCAGTCGGTAGTTGCACGATATGGTGCCGCACTCGCATTGATTAAAGAACATGGTGAGTTGTCAGATTCGAACCTGATGAAGATCCACGAGAAGACAGGTATCGACATTCTAGATTGTCTGGCAGAAGATCACCAATGGTTCATGATCGATGGTGAAGAGATCGGGCCGGGCATCTATCGTATGAAGTACGATTCAATGACTACCCAATGTGCAGAGGTAGTTCGCAAGGGTGACCAGTTACGTATAGAGAAGACACTTCCTATAGACAGTATTCTTGGACTCAATATCTACGAGGGTACTCACATGAAGTCTGGACACAAAGTATTAGTAACCATATCGGATATCACTAAATGACCACATTGTCTGTTGATAATCTAGTAGACGAGTATATCGCACTAGGTAACCAAGGTAAAGTTCTCGAAGCATACATGTCCTTACATACCACTACCGTAGACATGATAGATAAAGTCTACGATCGTACTGGGGCGACCAGTGTAGTTGAACTAGGATTTGGAGCCGGACACAGTTCTTTATTGTGGTTACAACACGATGGTCAAGTTAGGTTTACCAGTGTTGATGATGATCGATACGGTTACAGTAGAGAGAACATGCATGTCATCCGTGGTATATTCGGTGGACGATTCCAAGGTGTTATCGCAGACATAAAGGATTACACTCAAGAGATAGAAAACATCCACGACCTATGGATATTTGATGCCGGTAGTAATCACCGAAGCATTGCTCAATACTTTCAGAAGGCAGACGATAACGGTGCCGAATACATTCTTGTTATGAGAACAGATGAGGAACCCATTCATCATGTCGTTAAACAATTCGAACAAGACATCTTGTCCGCATTTGAACCAATAGAACGATTTACTTACCGTGTAACTGCGTTCGCTAAAGACGGGAGTCTGGTCGAAGATAAATCTTGGGCCACCCTGTTAAAACGAGTATAAGTAGAGGTAGATATGAAGAATTTTAAAAAGTTTATTGAAGACATGGGTGGTACGACTACTTCGTCTGTTGCGGGTGCGGGAGATGATTCCGATACCGTAGTAATGCGTAAGAAGTATGACCGTAAGAAGAAACGTAAAGATATTGAAAAAGTACTAAAGCGTATAGCAAAGTGAGGTAGAAAATGGTTAGTGGATTATTAGGCAGTCTTTTGGGATTCGGTGGGTCAGTAGTACCCGCAATAACAGATCACTTCAAGACAAAGGCAGACAACAAATTTAAACTTGAACAGATGACCCACATGGCGGAACTCCGCAAGATGGGATTTGACCAAGACATCAAGATGTATGAACAACAAGCATCGGATCAAGAACATCAACGATTGATCGATCATGATATCGCAATCGCAAAATCGACTGGTATCATCGCAGGCCTTCAGAAGTCTGTACGTCCAGTTATCACCTATTGTTTCTTCGGACTCTTTGCTGCGATCGAAGTCAGTCTTCTGATGGATGCCCTTGATAAGGGTGCGGATCTGACACAAGCATTGAACGTCCTTTGGGATGATGACACCAAGGCAATCTTCGCCGCAATTATTTCTTTCTGGTTTGGGTCACGGGCTATTGACAAGTCACGTGGATTGTGATATACTGCACTCCTAGATAAAACTAACCACTAAGGAAGTTTCATGGAGTTTCTTGATTATGGAGATCCGATCTTTTTTATCAAAGAAGGAGAGGATCTCAAATGGATACACGATATCCAAAATACTTACGACCGAGAAGGTATAACTGGTCGCTTAATTTATGTCGCTCTAGATGGTTGCGATGATAAATATCTTCACCCCGACAGGTTTCTCACAGAGAATTATCACCAGTCTCTCACTAATCATATGATGTGGGAAGGTCTTCTCGACTCTGGCGAACAGATGGATTACATGGTGAAACAGATAAGAGAGTTTCAAAGAACGGGTAAACAATTACTCATTGAAGAAATCGACTTCAACGATGAGTTACCAATTTACGATTATAGTCAACATACTAAACAGAACAATGGATAAAATATGAAAATAAAAATTAATAGATCTATGGATGATCTACTGGCCGATTACGCAGTAGGTATGTTGAAAGATTTTTATTTGACCGCAAAAGAAGATTCTCCCCAACAAGCATATGCACGTGCAGCGACAGCTTGGAGTACATACAAGGATGAACTAGATCCTGAACTTGCACAACGTCTCTATGACTACGTAAGTAAGAAGTGGTTTATGTTTGCGTCTCCGGTACTATCTAATGCACCTAATGGTGATGGTAAAGGTAAGGGGATGCCTATCAGTTGTTTCCTGACATATGTTCCGGACACACTTGAGGGACTAATCGACCATTCATCTGAGTTGAGGTGGTTGTCTGTTTATGGTGGTGGTGTAGGTGGACACTGGAGTGATGTACGTACAGTAAGTGACATTGCGCCTGGCCCGATGCCGTTCCTACATACCGTAGATGCGGACATGATTGCGTATAGACAAGGTAAGACTCGAAAGGGTTCTTATGCTGCGTATATGGATGTGAGTCATCCAGACATTATCGAATTTCTAAACATGCGTATCCCGACAGGTGATGTGCAACGAAAGGCATTGAACCTTCACAATGCACTTAACATTAGTAACGAGTTCATGGAGGCAGTTAAACAGGGAAGTTCTTTTGATCTGCGTGATCCGAAGGACGATGCGGTCAAAGACACAGTCGATGCCCGTAAACTATGGGAACGTATCCTAGAGACACGATTCCGTACAGGTGAACCTTACCTGAACTTTATTGATACCGCCAATGCGGATATGCCACAACCACTGAAAGATAAAGGATTGAAGATTCATGGATCTAACCTATGTAATGAGATACATCTTCCCACAGATGCAGAACGTACTGCCGTATGTTGTCTGTCTTCTCTGAATCTGGAGTATTACGATGAATGGAAAGACACTACGATTGTTCAAGATATTGTTCGTATGCTTGATAACGTCCTTGAGTATTTTATTAATAATGCTCCTGATACGATCGCACGAGCAAAATACTCTGCTGCGAGAGAACGAAGTATCGGACTTGGGGCAATGGGATTCCATTCCTTACTCCAAAAACATGGTGTTGCGTGGGAGTCAGAGACAGCCCGTGAAATGAATAAAGTGGTGTTCGAGACTATCAACGATCGAGCGCACGAAGAGACAGATCGTCTTGCGGTTGAACGTGGAGAGTATCTTGATGGTGAGGGATCTGGTAAGAGAAACTCTCACTTGATGGCAATTGCGCCTAATGCATCATCTGGTGTTATTTTGAGTACAAGTCCTTCTATTGAACCACTGAAGGCAAATGCATATACTCACCGTACACGTGCTGGTTCATTCCTAGTGAAGAACAAGTACCTGACCTTATTGTTAGATGAGAAGGGTGAGAACAACGAGTCTAACTGGACATCGATTATCACCAACAAAGGTTCGGTACAACATCTACCGTTCTTGACCGAAGGTGAGAAGTCAGTGTTCAAGACAGCTCAAGAGTTAGATCAGATGTGGGTAGTGACCCATGCTGCAGAACGTCAACCGTTTATCTGTCAAGGACAATCGGTTAACCTATTCTTCCCTGCCGGTGCAGAGAAGTCTTATGTGAGTTTAGTTCATTATAGTGCGTGGGCGAAGGGACTGAAAGGTCTATACTACCTACGTACAGAAGCAAAACAACGTGCAGAGAATGTTTCGGATAAGGTAGAACGTGTCGCTCTATCAGAAGATGTACGTACAATTGTCTATGGTAAGAAAGGATGTCCGTATTGTCAGTTGGCAAAGGACGAGTTAAAATTACGAGGTATCACGTATGACTATATTGATCTTGCGGATATCGGTAAGACTGCCTCTGAAGTTACCGGACGTAAAGTAAAAACAGTACCACAAATCTATATCGAAGGCAAATATGTCGGTGGATATGACGAGTTGATGGAACACCTAAACAAACCAGTAGAACTAGAAGAGTCCGATGAATGTCGGGCCTGCGAAGGATAATAAATGGCATTACTAGAATTTAGCAAAACATATAAACCATTCATGTTTCCTTGGGCAGTAGAACTGACTAAGAAACACGAAGAGATCCACTGGGTAGAAGACGAGGCAGAACTCTCTGAAGATATCCAAGATTGGAGAACGAAACTCTCTGAACAAGAGAAAGAGTTCATCACTCAAGTACTACGATTGTTTACACAGTCGGATGTACAGGTAGGGGAGAACTACCACGAGTTACTGATTCCCAAGTTCAAGAACAACGAGATCCGTAACATGTTATCATCGTTCGCAAACCGAGAAGGTGTACACCAACGTGCCTATGCATTGTTGAACGACACTCTGGGTTTACCTGACGAAGAACACCATGCATTCCTTGAGTACAAGGAGATGGCCGACAAGATCGACTTCATGAAAGAGGGTGACATTCATTCTCATACTGGACTCGCACTTGTACTTGCACAATCTGTATTCAACGAAGGTATGTCATTGTTCGCATCATTCGTGATGTTGTTGAACTTCCAACGCTTCGGTAAGATGAAGGGTATGGGTACAATCGTAGAATGGTCTATCCGTGATGAGACTATGCACGTACAAGGTAACGCTAAGTTGTTCCGTGAGTTCTGTGAGGAACATCCACGTATCGTAAACGATGAACTGAAGTCAAAGATCTACGAGATGGCGAAGAACGCTGTTAAGTTAGAAGATCGATTCATCAAACTTGCATATAAGTCTGGAGACATCGAAGGACTGTCAGAGGCAGATGTGAAACAATACATCCGTCACATTGCAGATCGTAGACTACTACAACTGGGTATGAAACCAAACTTCAAGGTCAAGGACAATCCACTACCGTGGTTGGACTGGGTACTGAATGGTGCGTCACATGATAACTTCTTTGAGAAACGTGTCACTGAGTATTCCGTGAATGGAATGGACGGTGAATGGAACTGGGATGCATTCGAGACAGAGGTCGCTTGATGTCTTACGAATTGGTATGTGGTGTGTGCGATTGTATTACAGTCGTACACGAAACCACAGAATCGGATGAGATACCTATGTTTTGTCCAATGTGCGGCACAGAGGTTGAGGCTGACCAGATAGAAGACTGATATATACCTGTATGACTTGGTATTATCAGAACGAAGAATTTACACCAGACGAACCCTTCTTAGAAGACTATCAAGGGTTCGTTTATCTATTGACCGAAGAAACTACTGGTATGAAGTATATCGGTAAGAAGTTCTTTTGGAAACCTAAGACCCTACCTGTTACAAAAGCAAGAAAGAGACGTAAGAAGACCAGAGTCCAATCTGACTGGATGAAGTATTACGGATCATCGGCAGAAGTCAAACTACTGATCGAACGAGGTGAAGCTTCATTCAAACGTGAGATACTCAAACTGTGTCGTACCAAGGGTGAGTGTTCTTACTTTGAAACCAAGTATCAATTCGACCACGATGTTCTACTCCGTGATGACTACTACAACGCCTTCATTGGATGCAAGATCCACGGGAAACACCTACCTAAAGACCTACAGATAACCACCAAAAAACTGGGTCACCGCCAAGAACCGTGGCATAATCGACCGTAAAAAACGCTTGACTTTCTCTGCTGGCTGCACTATAATGTGTATTCAAAATAAGAGAGAAAAAGTTATGTATATTTATTCGGTTCGTTCCCTAGAAAACAATAAGATAATTACCCACAAGAAGTTTGAATGTATTGATGATGCACTTAATTACCGTGCAGAACTAGACCATCCTGAAAATTATAGTATCTTCCGATCGCTAAAATTTTCAAACATTCAGTGGATCAACTGGAAATTTATTCAAGAAAACGCTTGACTTTTTCTGCTGGCAGCATTATAATGTGTATACAAACTGAGAAAAGAGAGAAAGAAATGACTAAAGAATATGTATACATTATCCGCAATATGATCAACGATGCTCAAGTTCCTTCTCCTGTGTTCCATTCTATGACTGATGCGCTTCAGTGGCGCATGAACAAAGATGAGACCAGAGAGTTTATGTCTAACACTTGGATCGATTGGGTGGAGGTAAAGTAATGCAAGATCTTAAACGAGTCATTCAATCTTATGTCGCAGAGGCTGTCGCCTCTCCAGAGAACCGTTTTCCTTGTGGAGATATCAACTGGAACTTCGTTGACGCAGATGTCTTTGTGCGTCTCAACCCTGTCAACGAAACCGTTAATATGTACTACAATCTATTTGATGAAATTGCTGAGGAATACGTATAATGTTTAATCCTATTCACCGTATGAACACCACTGATGAAGTCGCAAAGTACTACTACAATCCCAAGATCGATAAGTTCGGTAACGATACCAACTGGTATAACGATGATTACTACGAGATGATCGTGGTAGACAAGACCGCCACCGCCCAAGAGATTGACAAAATATTCACTAAATTGTATAAATAATACTTGCCATTTCATGCCCCATGACCTATAATAGGTACTTAATTGATGAGAGATTTTGATATGAATGTTCGCGATATTATGGATGACGTTGAGTCCGCCCTTGAAGCCACGAACCCTTCCTTTGCTTTCCGTTCGGGTTACTACTATTCACTACTGGTAAGTTTGGCCAGTCAACATCCCGAAGTGTTAGAAGAGTTGATATCAACAAGAGATTATTTGGAGAGTAAAACGTGAGTCGAGATAAAGTCTATTACGTGGTTGAGATAAGAGAAGACGAGAGTCAATTGTTACACAACATGCCATGTTTCGCTGACAAAGAAAGTGCAGAATCTTACGCAACACAAAACAAGTTTCACAAATTTCAAGTAGTCGAGTTTGAGGTATAGAGATGATTAGAATTGCTATCGGGTTTTTTATTGTTATGGGTGCTGTTGGTTACGATGATATGATGATCGCGGCGATGGAACCACAACCAATCGGGCCATTACTGTTGAAGTGTGTCTTAGGTATGTCACTAGTCGGTTGGGGTCTTTACGATCTTGCCAATAGAGGAGAGTTAGATGAATACAGATAATTTCGTTATCACCCAGCAGTTGGTTGCGAACCTCGCAGAACAGTACATCGAGATGCCACGTCATCCGGACTGGACTGCACTCAGCGAAGCGTTGACTTCGATCGGTGCGAACTCATCCCAAAAGTTCGAGGTGATGTACGCTATCAGACAGGGAGACTATTGATGATACATTACTCAGATGTTATTGACGTTTACCAGAGTTACGTTTTAACCTGTGAAGAAATTCCGGATGACGAAGGTTTCACTAAGTATTCGTATCAGGCGACATGTCCAGAAGGTCATGATATCTTTACTGTCGCGTTGAACGCCTTCACTTACCAACCAAACAAACTCCGTGTTATCAACACCTTTCGAGATTGGATATACTTTGCATGAACATTTTCCACTTAGATAATGACCCCGTGAAAGCTGCACAAATGATGTGTGACAAACATGTCGTAAAAATGATAGTCGAGTACGCTCAGCTGATGTCTACTGCACACCGTGTACTAGACGGTGAGTTGTATCTGGACAAGACCAAGAATGGTAGTAAGATCAAACGATGGAGGTTGGCGCCTGATGCACAAGAACGACTCTTGTACAAGGCGTCCCACGTAAACCATCCGTCCAACATATGGACACGTAAGAACGACCAGAACTACCGTTGGTTGTACAAGCACTTCCGTGCATTGTGTACAGAGTACACCAGACGTTACGGTAAGGTTCACATGACCGAAGAGAAACTGAAAGGACAGTTGTGGTTCGCTCCTCGTAACATCGACCAAGTAGCAACTATGGATACGTTCGCACAGGCGATGCCAGATTCGTGTAAGATGAACGATCCCGTTCAAGCTTACCGTAAGTACTACATCCAAGAGAAGAAGTACATGGCCAAATGGACGAACCGCGAAGTTCCTAGTTGGTTCGTTTGAGACTATTAGTCGCTCGTATCGTCTTGATTCTCTGGTTGGCATTCTCTGTTGACAATCAAGACGATTACTACGGTGTTATGTCTAGTATCCGTAGACTCAATGAATGTAAAAAGATTGTAATTATTTAAAGAAAACGCTTGCCTTTCTCTGGCCAGTACCGTATAATACTTGTATTGATTATGAGAACTGAGAGAGAAAATATGACTTCTAATGTAATTGCACTGCGTTCAAACCCTTCGTTAGTTAACTTCCGTAACTATGTCTTGTCGTTCTATGCGTATGACGGTCTCTACCCTATTGAGAGTAACTCTGTTGACAAAGTAGAGTCAGCTATCCAAGAATACCTCAAACTAGTCGTTAGTCCTAAGAACCACTTTGAGTGGGGTGACGGTGACTCGATTGACCGTGAACGTGTTCGTGATATCCTTGAGAAAGACTACCACATAATGAAATTAATGAGTGAGGCATCAAAATGAGTTTTGCAACTAATCCCCAAAATGCCGTGACATATGTTTCTGATCCGTCACATAGTTACCTGAAAGTTCCAGTCCGTCTGGCTGAGAACCTAAACTTTATCAACAAGATCTCTGAGTATTCGTTCTTCAACAAAGATTATATCTGGTTAGAGGAAGACTGCGACATGGCGTTGTTCTTTGATGCGTTAGATGAGAAGTGTCTTCCCGAACCGATCATCTATTCTGAGACTCTTGATGTACAGGCACCGTTCCGGTTGTACCCAAGATTCTCGCAAAAAACTTATAATTAATTGAAGAAAACGCTTGACAATAGTTGCCCAGCATGAGATAATAGTTACCTAATTGATTGAGAGAGAGAAGAAATTATGGCGTTTGTAAGTCAAGAAGATAAAAAGATGTTAACCCCCGCGATCAAAGCAGTACTTAAAAAGTACAACATGAAAGCGTCTATCGCTGTTCGTCACCACTCTACCCTTGTTGTGAATATCAAGTCTGGTGATCTAGACATTATCAGCGCTTACCAAGAGACTCGACTCGATCACATTGAACGTGAGTTGTATCACCACCCTGACCAATACATCCAGTTAGAAGAGTACGTTCGCGTCAATGAGTATTGGATCGAAGATACTTACAAGAACTACCCTGAGATCTCTGCGTTCCTGACTGAACTGAAATCTGCGATGGAAGGGCCTGAGTTCTTCAACGAAGATGACTCAATGACTGATTACTTTCACCGTTCGCATTACACGGACATCAACGTTGGTTCTTACGACAAACCTTACGTTTGCACTAGTGAGACCAAAGATCTTTCTGCTCGAATTGCTGAAGTCAAGGCGATCCGTGATGAACTTAAACTAGACATGAAAAAGGCGGCATAAATTATGATGAAATTTGAAAACACTGCTCAGTTGGGCGATCGTTTAAAAGCACTCGACTTCCGTCCAATGGATGATCGACCAGACCGTTTCGTAGTTGGTACGGTTATCAAGCGTCACGAGTTCGGTGAGATGCGCGGAGATATTTCGATTCCGTTCTCTTGTTACATTGTGAAGTGTGAAGAGTCATCACACGGTCAATATGAAATAGGTGAGGAAGTGTTTGTTCCTTACGAAACAGCGTTTAGTGAATATGATGAGAGGGTACAGAAGTTATGAGTATTGTAGTCGGGGGTGCGTACCGCGTAATCGCCTCAAATAAAAAATCATTTGTCGAGGAGTGTATCTGGGCCAAGGGATCTTTCGATAACGGAGATTATGTCTCCGTTCAGATATCTGAAGTGTTCCGGAACGGTACATATATCATTCGTCCACAGAACGAGGATGAAGTCGAAGATCTGGAGGGTGCAACCTACGCTGATGATGATGAGATCTTTGAGTTCGATTCTTTCGAAGATGTTGAGTTCGAAGATTGTTATGACGGGTGTAGTCTGGAATACGAGTTTGAAGGAGTCGATGCAGACGAAGAGGATCGGATCCTTGAGGCCATCGAAGACTGTGCCTTCTCTGACGAGTTTTTCCGTGAGGAAGGTTGGAGTGATATTGACTATAGAACGTATGTTATTGGCCCCGTGGACATCGAATCTGTATAAATACTTTTAGAGGAAGGCGACTTTAAAGTTCGAAGATTACTATATATTGTTATGCAACTTAAAAGTCGCCTATTTTATAAATAAAAGTAAAAGATAACGAGTAAAATATGCCCATTATTAACAGTGACCAAGATCATACGGATCTAGTCAAAGCTGGCTGGATAACCAATACCCACGGAGAACTCAAAACTATATTGGGTGATGGCGTGGAACCGTCCTACAGACGAAACTATTCTAACGGTTTGACTGCCCTGACTTGGGCTCTACCAGAAGAATACGGTGGCCGATACTCACAGTTGGGTTACGAAGCATGTGATTACATGTGCGTCACTACTTCAGATCATCACCTTGGTGGAGACATCCGTTTCTCTATCAGCAGACATACCACTAACAACGCTGACTTCCTAACCGATCATGATGCGGAATTTACCTATAGGTGTCGAGAAGACCAGAGAGAACTGGTAAATGAGATTCTTATAGATATTAGTCTAGATGCTTACGAAGGGATTCGAACTTTGAATACCGAACCGACATACGTTTATGACACTTTAGATTCGGACATACGCGAGCGACTGGACAACGGTGAGTGGGCATGGGATTCTGCAACACACGGAGAAGATCCGAACCCTTGGTGGAATCCAAACACTTAATAATTTTTAATCAATCATATATGAGTTTTTTATGGCACACGTGATACACAAAGAAATATTTGAAATACTAGAAGAGTTTAGTAAAGAAACTACTCGACCAAAACGAAAAGCGGTACTTGAGAAGTACGCAGACGTACCCGCATTCCAAGATGTACTCCGAGGCACATTTGATGAATCCTTGGAGTGGGTCTTACCTGTCGGCAAACCACCGTTTGTCGCCAATAAACCAGAATCTATTCCTTCGACACTTTTACGAGAACACCGTCAATTCGGTTACTTTGTTAAAGGTGCGAAGAGTAGTGGCCTGCCCGCATATAAAAGAGAGAATATGTTTATCCGTCTATTGGAAGCAATTCATCCACAGGATGCGGAAGTGGTTCTATCAATGGTGTCTAAGAAGTCACCAGTCAAATATCTAACCAAGAAGCTTGTACAGGAGGCATTCCCTAAATTAATCACAACGTAGTTCCTATAATAATAACATAAGGAGTATTATGTCGAGAAACCAAATAGAACGATTGAGGAAAGACCAGAGAGAACTCTCTCACCAGATCAGACGCCATAAGAAGAAAGGTAATGATTCAAAGGCCCACCGGCTAATGGTGAAAGAAAATTTCTTAAATCAAACAATCGAGGATTACATGTCCTCAGCTCGATAAGGAAGGTGATAAAGTATCTCGTAGGCGGGGACTAAGTCCCCGTCTTCGTTAACGATTAACAATGGAAGAGATTATGCCCATATATACATTTAGAGACACCGTCACAGGCGAAGAGTTCGATAAACTGATGAAGATCAGCGAACTAGATGAATACCATGCAACAAACCCGAACCTTGTTAAAGTCATAACAAGCGCCCCTTCACTCATATCCGGAACCAAATCCACCATGTCTATGGCGGGTACGGAATGGAATGATCATCTATCCCGAATCAAGAAAGGTTCCGGTAAAGAGAATAAGATTAATACATGAGAAAAGAAAAAACGATTCCTATGAAGTTACGTATTGACGATCTTCATACGTTTGAACCTATGACCGAAAATCAAGAAAAGGTTTATCGGGCATGGGCAGATAACAACCATCTGGTACTGACCGGATCTGCCGGTACAGGTAAGACGTTCTCCGCTATCTATCTGGCGTTAGAACAAGTTCTCGATAAGGGCAATCAATTAGAGAAGGTCATACTGACTCGATCGATTGTACCTACACGGGAGATAGGTTTCTTGCCTGGCAGTATGGAAGAGAAGATGGAACCCTATGCGGGGCCATACAAATCGATCTGTACTGAGTTATTCCAAGACACTAAAGCATACGACAAACTTGTAGAACAAGATGTTGTAGAGTTTTTATCTACGTCCTATATAAGAGGGACAACGTTTAATGATGCAGTAATCATTGTGGATGAGATGCAGAACCTCACATTCCACGAACTTGATTCGGTTATCACTAGGATTGGACAGAACTGTAGAATCATATTCTGCGGAGACTATCTCCAGTCCGACTTCACTAAGGAGTCTGATAAAACTGGGTTCGGTAAGTTCCTGAAGATCATTGAACATATGACTAAGTTTAGCGTGGTTACGTTTACATGGGCAGACATTGTCAGATCTGACTTCGTGCGTGACTATATAATGACAAAAGAAATGTTAGAGATCAACTAATGAGACTATCAAAGAATTTTACTCTACAAGAGTTCACCAAATCACAGACCGCAACTAGACTGGGGTTAGATAATACCCCGTCTGACATTCACTTAGAGAACGCAGAGATGTTGTTCGAGTATGTTGTTCAACCAGTTCGAGATCACTTCGGGCCAACGGTAATCAATTCTGGTTATCGGGGAGAAGAGTTAAACAAGGCGGTAGGTGGTTCATCCAAGAGTCAACACTGTAAGGGCGAGGCAGTCGATATCGAATGTCCGGGCGTACCTAATGCAGAAGTTGCGGAATGGATTCGGGATAACCTCAGTTTTGATCAGTTGATTTTAGAGTTCTATACTGTAGGTATTCCCGACAGCGGTTGGGTTCACGTGTCTTACTTAGATCCTGATGCCAACCGTAAATCGGTACTGACTGCTGTTAAAGAAGACGGCAAGACAGTGTATAAAATAGGCATTCAAAAGGACTAATTAGTCATGGCAAAGTATACACGCCACGATCCCCAAAATAAGAAACGCAACAAGCATAAGCAAAGATCTCAGGAAGGTGCATCAACCAAAATGAGATCGGTTGAATCATATAATAGGACACAACATGAAGAACATCATTTTTCAGTATCTAGTAGTAGACGACCGAGTTGATGCTCGAGGTGATCTAGAGGGACGGAAACGTTCTGATGTTTACAAAGAGATGGCTGACATCTCTCGATCATCGTTTGAGATGTACGCGGATGAGATAGATTGTGAGTACCTCTACTCTGACAAAAGATGGTTGACTCAAGACTACGCTCAAAACTCTACGTCCTGTTTATTCGAATGTCTACGTATCATCTACGATCCGTTCTTCGATGACTTTGACAAAGTCTGTTTCCTAGATACCGACATCGTCTGTAACACCAAAGAGAATATATTTGAAGTATCTGATGCTGAAGTATATGGTGTACTGGAGAGTGACATTCGTACTGAAAAGACTGGTGGTTATAACTCTTGGGACTATGACGCCAACATCCTCATGGACTATCAAGAAAAGTTCGCGATGCACGATATACCAATGGTACCATCGTTCGGTATCGGTCATTCATTTGATTCTAAGTTGACGATCTTTAATACAGGTGTTGTTGTCTGGACTAAGGAAGCTAGACTCAAAGCACGTAGAGACTTCGACAACTGGGTTCATTGGATGGAACCCAAACGACTAGATCCTAATAACAAAGAACATCACATGTCTATATTAAATGACCAACCGTTTATTTCTGGTCAGTTGATGAAACACGACTTTGATGTTGAGTCTGTCGATCAGAAATGGAATGACACCCCCACACATTATAATGATCCTCAGAAGTGGATTGACCAAGGTAAGTGTAACTTCTTACACTACACCGGAGGTGATCAGAAACTCATTATGATTGATTTATACCATAAGGATAAGTTCCCGATATTTCAAAAGGACTGGTAATGAACCTTGTCTATCAGAGGTTTGTGGATAAGTCCCGAACCTCTAAAGTCCAACCCGAAGCAAGTTCATCTGAGTATGGCCCTGATGTCGAATCGGTGAACGACCTCTACCACGATATGATTCTCGTATCGACAGAATCCTTCCGTAATTACGCCAAGTCCATTGGTGCAGAATATGAGTTTGACAATAGTCCGGAGTCTATGACCATAGGCGGACATCGTCATTCTGCGTCTGTCTACTTTGAGTGGTTAGAGATAATCTACGACCCTGAGTACGACAAGTATGATAAGATTGCGGTCTTTGATCTAGACGTAGTCGCAAACACCAAAGAGAACATATTCGAGGCATCTGATGCGGATGTCTATGGTGTCAATGAAGCTGACTATAGAATGCGACACTATCAATGTGCGCCATGGGATGCGGATGAACGAGTAAGTAACATCTATAGAGACAAGATAGAACGATCTGGTTTTAAGATGATCGGTTCAGTTGCGGGCATACGTGGTGCCTACACTACCTCGAAATACATGCATATGCAAGGTGGTATGATGGTATTCAGTAGAGAGGGTAGAATACGTGCCAGAGAAGAGTTCAGTGATTGGAAGGACTGGTTATATGAAGATGGTGTCTGTAACACTGACCCGCAACAAAGAGTAAACTGTCTATACTATGATGACGCATATGTCAGTGTGAACGTAACTAATCTGGGGTTTAACTATGAGACGATAAGTCCACTCTGGATGGACAATCCGTTATATGTTGAACCTTGGGTGAATCCACCCCCGTCTGATTGTTATGAAATCAAGTTTCCACACTTCAATGGTATCAGAGAGAAACGGTGGATGTTGCAGTGGGCTCTACAACAAGAGTTCGCACTAGTGACCAAATACATAAGTGACTACTCTCGTAAGATGAATTGGATAGAACTCACGCCACCAGAACCTATAGTTGTCCACAAAAAAGTTACCAGACATGGTACAGAAAACATGATTTAACGCTTGACAAAAGATGCCCAATGTCATATAATGGGTACCTAACTGAGAGAAAGAGAGGAAAGATGCACAAAGATTACGAAAAAGTTATTCTGACCGATGTTGACGGTGTTCTCCTGAACTGGGGATATGCGTTCAAGGTCTGGATGGAACAAAAGGGTTACAACGTAAAAGACCCTGATGTCTACAATGTAGATAAGATATTTGATATGGAACGAGCCGAGAGTAAGAAGATGGTTCGTCACTTCAACGAGAGTGCGGCGATTGGGTTCCTTCCGCCACTACGTGACGCGATTCACTATGTACGTAAGTTACACGAAGAACACGGTTATGTGTTCCATGCGATTACTAGTCTGAGTCTTGACCCACATGCGGCCCGTCTGCGTGAAGAGAACCTAAAGAAGTTGTTCGGTGAGACTGCCTTTGCGAAGGTTGTATGTCTGGACACTGGTGCGGACAAGGACGATGCTTTGATCCCCTATGCTGACAGTGGTTTGACTTGGATCGAGGACAAGGTTGAGAATGCAGAAGTCGGTGATAAGTTAGGTCTAGATAGTATACTAATAGAACATGCTTACAACATGGATAACACTGATTTCCCTCTAATGAAGAACTGGAAGGAGGTCTACGAATACTTGGAGGGGTAATGACCCGTTATACCGGATACTCGCAAAACTATCATGATGCCGGATTATCAATAATAAACGAGGATGGGACGATTGAATTTGCGTCCCATGCCGAACGTTTTGATCAAAATAAAAATACAGCGTGGATCCCACAGTCCTTGTGGGATTATCACAAAAAGTCCGACCACATATCCTTTTATGAAGACACCGACTTAAAGAATGAAATAAGGCGACCCTTCACTGACGCACTATTAAAAGTCAAATCAGAACACTACTTCCCTGAGCCAGACACATTCACGTCTCACCACGTTTCTCATTGTGCTGGTGCATTTTATACACGACCTTGGAAAGACCGTGACTCTACAGTTATGGTATCGATCGATGGCGTGGGGGAACATCAAACAACTGTCATCCTAGACAGTAACTTCAATCTAGTGTATGAACAAACATATCCTAAGTCCGTAGGATTAGTCTACACGGCCGCCACAAAACTGTTGGGTTTGCGTCCACTTGAGGACGAGTATGTTGTTATGGGACTAAGTTCTTATGGCGTTCCGAACGAACAGTTATTCTATGACCTGAAGGACTGGTATCAAGAACAACCTGATGTCAATGCCGACATCGCCATGGGTAACGTTATTAATGCAGAACGAACCTCACTGTCTGAGATCGAGAGAGCTCGAATGTGGAAGATCATGGAGAAGAGACTAAACGGTGGTATGGAACACCGTGACTTTGCAATGACTGTACAGAAGTTTGCAGAGTGGGCGATTATGGAAATCATGACGAAGGCACGTCAGTACGGTAACAAACTTGTTTACTCTGGTGGTTGCGCTCAGAATGTTGTTATCAATTCAAGACTACCAGAACTATTCGATGATGTTCACATTGCGGTATCTCCTACAGATGCGGGATCATCGTTAGGATGTGCGGCCCATGCGTGGAGTCAAGCAACCGGAAAAGATCAGTTGGTATGGACACCATATCTTGGTTACAATATAGAAAGAGACATAAACCCTACGGAAGTAGTCGATCACCTCTTAGACAAGAAAGTATGCGGTCTGGCGAACGGTAGGGCAGAGTTTGGCCCACGTGCGTTAGGTAATCGGTCTCTGATTGCAGACGTGAGATATGACGTAAAGGACACAGTCAACACTATCAAACGCAGACAGAAGTACCGTCCATTCGCCCCTGCTATCCTAGAGGAGTATGCAGAGGAGTACTTTGATGGCCCTATGAACGAGTACATGCAATACACGTCTACCGCAAAACATGACTACAAGTCTGTCACACACGTAGACGGTACTGCACGAGTACAAGTCGTAAAGAAAGATTGTCAGTCAGTGTTCAGAAAGGTTATCGAAGAGTACTATGAAAGAACCGGAGTTCCTATGTTACTAAATACATCATTGAACATACGGGGAAGACCTATGGTCAACAACGAACATGACGCTAGGTTATGGGAACAGAAATATAAAGTAAAGGTATTTTAAGATGTCAGAAGATAAGAGAAGTATAACTGTCGATAGTGATGGTACCCTTGCCGGTGCAGATGTCAACGGTGACGGTCATGTTTCCGAAAAGGAACTATTAATGCATCTGGAGTTTAAACGCAAAGAACTCGAAGATGCGGATGCAATGCGTGATGCACAACGTAACATGGCATGGTTTGCCTTGTTCGGTATGTTGTTGTATCCGTCTCTGGTTGTGTTCTGTGAGATTGTAGGATTAGATAATGCGGGTAAGACTCTGGGTGATATGGCACCGACATACTTTGTCTCTGTCGCTGCAATCGTTGCCGCGTTCTATGGTAAAGAAGCATTAGCTAAGCGAAAGTAGATGAAAGAGATCAAGGCAACTTGGCGTGGTACACCTGGCGTAGGTGACTTTATGTGGGCGTTGAATTCGTGTCACCTACACGCTCAGAAGAACGACCTGATTATAAACCTTGAGTTTCATTGGCCACACGGGCCTGACCATCTACACCATTTTGAAGAAGAAGAGACCATTATAGAAAGACTGGAGTATATTCACAATCTGTATATGGACAAGGATCGAGTAAGAGTTACTCACCTGTTCGATCAACGTGAAGGTACTCGATACTTCTATAATGACGAAGATCAGAAGAACCTGAAAGAGAAGA